GCATGGTTGCCACCGGCCCCTCAGGTTCTTCTCCTGTCTTGTCTTTTGTCACTGCCAGTCTTGGTTGTTTGTGGGGCTCGCAGATGAGTCCCGTTGAGCACGACTGGGTTGTTGCCCGGCTTCGGAGCTTCCTGATTTGGGGCTCAGCTGCCACTGTTGGTGCAGCTGGTGTTGCATCAGTGGTCAAATGCATGCCCATAGTTTTGCAAAGTTATTTGCTGAAGCACCTTGATGGTGGTGCTTACATGGAGCGATTTTGTGTGCACCCTTGGATTGAACAGGCCACCAGGATAATAGAGTTGTCTGGTGACCGAAAAGTTGTGTTGGACCCCCGATACAAGACAGTTGTTGCACAGCTGCAGCAACAAGCCATCGATATGTTGGCTACAAAGAATCTTTCGCAAACAAAGTTTATGGTGAGTTCTCTGTCAAATGAATTGCGGAAGATTAAGACCATGTTGGAGGCTGCCAGTGTCTCTACTGGGGCCAGGATACCTCCATTCTGTGTGCAAGTCGCTGCTGCACCAGGTGTCGGAAAGACTGTCATGATTGAGAAGTTTATTCGTGATATGGGTGATCCCCAGATTGACCCAGTCAATGACTACTACATGAAAACTGCCGAAGACAAATTCTGGTCTGGCTTTGTTCGAGCCTACAAAGTGGTTGTGTTTGATGAGTGGCCAGGCACAGCCGATTCTACAACCGATGTGGATATTAACTTTCCTGCCACTTTGCTCACTTTGGTGAGCAGTGCTCCATTTCGCCCTAATTTCGCTTCTATAGATGGATCTGCAATGGGCGGAAAGAAAGGTGACCTTGTCGACGATATACGGCTGGTCTTGTGCATGGGCAATGAGCCCTATCCTGCTTACAATGTTCGTGATCAAAATGCTGTGCGCTCCCGAATGAAATATCTCCTCGAGATGAGAATTAAGGAAGAATTTCAAGCGTACACACACAATGGTCGTATCGACCTCACTTCTTTGTCTGATGATGAGATTGAGACTATGGCATGGGTCGAGTTCAGATTTTTGGATCCCATGGCATATAATGACGATTTTGTTACACGTTGGGGCTCTTGGACTGAGACTCTTTCAGTTCTTGCCGCAGATTATTCAATCTATCGAAAACGAGCTCTTGCTCTGGCGGCAGCTCCACGGACCAGTGTCCCCAGTAGTCAGCTGACTGAAGTTCTGACCAACTTGGGCATTAGCTTTTATGGTGACGTCATTATGCAAGGCACTGGTGGTAAGAAGGTCAAGAGTGGCCGCTCCAAATCCGGGTCTCCCGGTAAGGGCAAGCCCGATTGCCGCCCGCCCCTTGTTCAGTTGTTTGATACCGCCAGTGGCCCCGTCTCTTTGATTTTGAAAATGGACATTCCGGGGCCTGAGAAGTGTGCTAAAATTCGTTCTTTGAAGATTCCGGCTACTGACCCGCCTCTGTGGGTGAAGCAGCATCAGGAGGTTTTGCATCTTCTTGATGTTTATGGTGAGTCTTTGTTGGACGAGCCACCCGTTGCTAAGATATTGAGTGACCGTACACTCTCTCATGATGACAAGGTCACAGCTATTATTTCTTTCCGCAGCTCAATGGTCTCTCGTGACGAGAAGACCGCTGCTTTGGTTTCTTTGAATCCAAATAGTCCCGTACATCGTGTTGGGGGTGTGAGAGGAGCTGATTCGACGCAGACGCATTGTGACATACAGTCTGTGTCGGACGTCTCTGATTACATGTCCATTGGCTCTCAAGGCTCACTTGACACTGCGCATAATATACCTACAACAGCGCCGTGTGATGTTCAGCCACAACAGAGCCCCATGTTGTGTCGGGATTTGAAGGCTGATATTGTCAAGCAGTACTTGGAAGATGCTCATCCACAGCACGCAGCTGTCATTAATGCATATTTGGCTGTCCCGACTGAGACACTTTCGCCAGATGAGCGCCGTCGCTTGACTAATCTCTTGGCTTATGAACAGAAGAAGCGTGATTTCGCAAGGCCTTATGTTGCAGTTGCCCATGCCGCACTCAAGTTTATTGATTATATGAGTCGTTGGGTTGAGGTGGTTCTCAAGTGGAGCAAGTTAGTTGGAATTTTTGCTGCCGTTGCATTGTTTGTTCCTTATGTTTGGAAAAAGTTTTCAGCCTCTTCCCATTCTATTATCGAGCACCGCTTAGACCCTGAGCTTGGTCTTGAGCACCCTGTTATGTCCCCTGATGCTATGGCTGGCACTTCTCAGCCTGACAAGATGGTACGTGCTGGGGTTGATTATGTGAAGAGCGTGAAGGCACATCAGATTGTGCCATATGAAGGCACTTCAAGCGCCAAAATTGAACGCAACATTGTGCGCATTCGCTTTGGCGGGTGGCACAGTCAGTATGCCCTGGGGCTCACTGACACATGGATAATGTTTCAGGCACATCTGCTTGCGTTGTGCAATGCAAAGCCAGGTGACATCATGAGTGTTAATCGTATTGGACATGAGCCACACAGTGAGCCATTTGACGAGTCACGAGCTTTCGTTGTGCATGGATTAGATTTGTTGTTTTACAACTTGAGTGGGTCTTCCCTTGTGTTTGCCAATATCATTCCTAAGTTTTTGACAGACGACGAGTTGGTTTCTGTGACCACTGGCAATTGCAACATACATTATGACGGAAAGCAAATGTTTTCTTCGTTCAGCTACACCGATCGATTGAGTTACAGAGTGCAAGAGAAGGAGCATGTTGTGGCTGGATACAAATATTTTGCTTCGCACTTGCCTTTTGGCAGTTGCGGCTCCCCTGTTGTGATCACTGGTGGGCGTTATTCTGGCCGCATTCTTGGCGTTCATGCTTGTTCTGAACATGCCGATGGTGGCCCTACAACTGGTGGGGCTGTACAGGTCAGTCAGAGTTGGCTTTTGGCCTTGACGTCTGCCCGTACTATGGTTGGGACCAGCAAGTCTGAGATTCACCCAGAGTTTGCTGCAATGTATCCAGGTGAAGATTTTCCTAACTTGCAAAGTGTTGAGAAGGTTGATGAGCCAGTTTTTATCAAGCGTAAGTCATCAGTGAAGCCCTCAGTTTTGTCGAAGCACCTCCCCGTGCCGCCTTCGAAGGCGCCACCTATATTGACTCCTGATGATCCTCGAATGGCTGCCAATGGGTTGAGTGGTGATCCTCTTTTGAACTGTTTAAAGCGTGCAGCACAGATGCCGCGGGTCACCATTGAAGAGCCAGACAAGGAGTTGTTGGCGAGGTGTGTTGCTGAGTTGGCGGCCAAATGGAGTTCTGAGCTGACGTGGCCCGTGGGTAAGAAGAAGTGGACTGCTGCTGAGGCGATCCTTGGCAAGGCAGATTATGTTTGTGGTGTTGATTTGAAGACCAGCCCCGGGTACCCTTACGCTAAGTGTGCTCGTGGGCGTGGTAAGCATGACCTTATACAAGTGACCCATGGGGTCGGAGATGCTGGTGTAGTCATAAATGCCCAGTTATTGCGTGACATTGACAAGCGGCTGACTGATGCAGCCAACGGAGTTGTTCCTGAAGTAGTGTATTTGGGCTTTCCTAAGGATGAGCCAATACGCGCGGCCAAGGTCAAAGAAGGCCGCACACGACTTATTTATGCTTGTCCCGTTGATGTCTCAATTCTTGTTCGCATGCTTGTTGGTTCTGGCATGGCTGCCCTTCATGCATCTTATGCCAAGACATCGTTTGCCACTTGCTTGAATCAGTACACTTTTGATCTAGATCGTATACATAGTTACTTGACAGCGTTGGGTGGGTCCCAGTTTATGGATGGTGATTACAAGCACTGGGACCAGACCACCTCACGTGAGCTGCGTGCTCACGCCTTTGATGTGTTGGGTATGGTTTTCAAGTCGCATTTGAAGATCACTGACAATGAGTGGGCTTATCTCACTTCATGCTGCCTTGATGCTTCAGTGCAGATTGGGCACTTTCGCTTCAAAGGTGACCTTGGGACACTCAGCGGTGACCCTTTCACGACGATTGTCAACAACACCCTTAATGAGTTGGTTCATATGTTTGCTTTCTATAAGTTGAATCCTGGAAGTGATTATTTCAGCAGTATTAGACTCAAGGTCGGTGGTGATGATAACCTCTCATGCCCTGTTCCAGGTGTCATTTGGAACCCACTTGCCTTTGGGGGTGCAGTCAAGGCCTTAGGGCTTCAGTACTGGCCCGTTGACAAAGAAGCTTCGGCCCTTGGGGACGAGCTTGTCGATTTCGAGAATGTGACGTTTTTGGGCGCCAGGCCTGTGAATTACCAAGGCATGTGGGCTGGAGCTCTTAACAAGGAGTCCCTCTTCGAGGGTCTCCATTGGATGGACAGTGACACCCTTCAGTTGACTGTAAACACTTATTTGGAGCTTGCCAGCGTTCATGGCAATATGTTTTATGAGGACTTTTACAATGTGATTGCCAAAGCTTTGGTTGCTGAGGGGCTTGAGACTCATTTCATGCCGACATATGATGAAGTTGTGAACCCACGCGTGGGGTACGTCCCGCCGCTCAATCGGGCAACGTGGGAGGATTTTTTGCCGACAAATCAAGGACAGCCAACGCAACAGGCGATAACTGATGCTGTAATTCGTGGAGTTCTTGACAATGCAGTAGGTCGCTGGGCTGCTAAATATGGTTATTTGCAGCATCTTGTGGATTTGATTGACCACAGAGCCAAGGTTCGCAAAGTGTACGAGGCTTTGCGTCCTTATTTGATTGACGTTTCAGAGGAGCAAATAGACAGTCACGACCTGTCTAAGTGTAATTTGATTGAGATAATTGGTTATTCTTATAAGTTTTTCAAAACAAATAATGAGTGTCTCAAAGTTGTGACTGATGAGGAGGCCCAGCGTCGCTGGGTTGAGGCTCGTGACCATCATTTTAGGTCAAACCCTCACCACGCGCAGTATTGGTCAAAGTTGCAGCGTGGTGACGCTGTGCCTTTTGGCGTTCTCGAGGAAGTTGTGGTTGACCAGTTGGCTGCGCGATGGCGCCGCCACCCTGAAGAGACTGAGTTCAATGCAGATTCGATATATGAGATTGATTATAGTGTGTTTGCCAATTTGCCAAAGTCGCAACGAAAGCTTCGAGTGATCGTAGATACAATTCAGCGGTCCATGAAGCCGATGGTTTGTACTTCTTCGGGAGCCCCTGTTGGGGATGTGTCGAAATATGTCACACCTGGCCGCGACTTGACTAAGATCCAGCAGCAGGGTGTTGTTAATAACTTGAGAAGCATGGGCTCTGGCGTTTTGAGCCGTGACAATTTTTCTATTCCCAAAATGGACCTTGATTTTGGTTTGGAGTCCAAAGTGTTGCGGAAGGTGGTTGATTGGACCACAGCGCAGCCCAAGGGCACCAAATTGTTCAGTGTTTCAGTTCCCGCTGGTATATTGAAGCTTGGTAATCAGAGAAACCTGCAGAACATGGCTTTTGACAATTTTATGTTTTGGAGAGGCAATGTCAAAATGACCATCAAGGTCAATGGTACGCCGTTCCAGCAGGGTATGCTTGTTGGGGCTTTTACTAACAACGCAGAAGATTTTTCTAGTAGTAGTGTTGATCAGGTTTTCAGGAAAAGCCATGTGAAGATTTTTCCGGCTCATAATTCGTTGGTTGAGTTTGAGATTCCGTTTAGGTATTTTCGTGCAAGGTGGAACACAACGATTCGCGACACAAGTCTGTGGAATTCGATTGGCGTTTTCACCATCTGGGTTTATGCAGCTCTGGTCTCCAAGACTGAGACAGATGTTGTTCAGGTGTCTATTAGTAGTTCTTTTCCTGATGCTGAGTTGACTTTGCCCCGGCCTGGAGGCCAAATGATTGGTACTGGGCCTGATCCCAATGCCATTTCTCGTGGTGTGCAACAAGTAGTGTCGGTTATCAAGGCCGCGGATGCTGTCGCAAATGCAGTTCAAGCTTTTTTGCCAGCTCCAACTTCTGTTGCTGAGTACAAGATACCTGCGCGACCCCTCCCCGGTGTTGTGGTGCCCACGCGCATTTTCGATCCTGATTCTAAGATGGTGGGCACAGGTGCCAGTTATTCAACGTATAATATTGGTGAAGTGATGGGCAGCGTGCCTGTGCAGAATTACAACACAGGTGTCGATGCGAGGCCCATGATGGACAACCCTCCTGTTGCTTCGGGTTCGCTTCCCGTGCAGCAGCAATTTTCTGGTATGTCAAAGGCTTTAGGCCCGGAGCCCACTGTCAGTATGCAGTTGGCGCCTCATGCTATGGCGCGAACCTGCCCTGATACATTTGGGATCAACCAAAGTGAGATGGACATGGATTTTCTTGCATCGCGACAGAATTTTATAGCTATTGTTCCTTGGAAGGTTAAACAAGATCGTGAGACTCCTTTGCTACGTATGGCACTTGGGCCTCACAGGCCAGCTGATGCCGTCCTTGATGGCACATTTGTCCCTCAGTGGGAGATTTTTGATTTGGTGACTTTTTGGCATGCTGATATTGTGTTGTCTTTGACTGTCGTTAAGACTAATATGCATTCCGGTTCTCTGCTTGTCTCCATTGGTTATGGCGCTCACGAGCCACCCCGAGCTGCTGACGCCACGACCTACTTTAACCAGATATTAGATTTTAGTGGAGCATGCAATGAGGGGGTTGTTCGGATCCCCTACCAAGCAGCTACTGATTGGCTGTATGTGTACAATGGATTTAACGCATATAATGAGCACCAGGATCAGCACTTCGGGTGGCTGTCGGTGTTTATACAGAATTCCCTTGTGGGCCCAAGCACAGTGTCTGACTCAGTTTCAGTCCTTGTGCTTCTACACTTTGAGAATGCTCGTTTTGCTGTCCCCCGGACCCAGAGGTGGTTCAGTGCCTTTAATGCAGATTTGCATAAACCAGCAAAGTTGACTGTGGCGGATATGCGTGCTCGGTTTGTCACCAACGCTCAGGCCTATGGTGCTGATTTGGGGTCTAAATTGACCGCTGCCGAGTTTGACACTGACAGCCGTGGTCTTACCACTGCAATTGTGAAGAAAGGTACTGAGACTTTCTCTATAACGAAGATGGTCGGTACAGCTGGCGGTGCAAGTCTTGGTGAGCGCCCCGGTGCTAGCGCGGAGTCGACAGATGAGCGTGGCGTTGCTGCTCCTGAGGTGTCCAACATGCCTCGAGCGATGGCCCCTCCGGCCAGACCTGAGGGAGTTGTGCTTGGCCAGCAGCTCGAGTTTTCAGTAACTAATCTGGCGGATATTTTGCGCAGGTACCGTTTGAAAGCAGTTATCATTGACGGCAAGGTTCAGGGTCTGGATGAAGTGGTCGCACACGTGGTGTATGGTCAGCGAGAGACCTGCATCACCATACCAGTTTTTCCAGAGAATTGGCCTGGGGCCGATTGGTTTGCATCGTGGAAAGGTACCATCAAGTACAGGATTTTCTCATATTGCAAGTCTGAGGGGCACCAGGGCTTCTCTGTGCGGCTCCACCTTTTCAACTACAATGAGTATGAGAGAGCTGCCAGCTACACCGTGTTTGGAGATGGTAGTTACAGGATTAGCGATGACATTGAAGCTACGCTTCAGTTCAGTGGGAGCTCTCCAGCTTTGGAGGAGTCCTACCCACTGACCGGCAACCGGCACTTTCTGGATGTCAGTGTGCCTTTCCAGAACATTTACAATTGGTTGCATGCGAAGGGCTATCGAGCCAAACTTGTGATTAATTTTGACACCAAGCCTGGCACTGAGATTCACATCTTTGATTGCGCGGGCGACGACTTTGCTTTTGGAAATTACATTGGCTGCCCCAAGACTGGACTCACTGGACCCTATGTGCGTGCCACTGGGATCACTGTCCCTGACACCTTGTCATTGAATGGCATGATGCTTGTGAACAAGAACATCGCTCGCAAGTGATTTTGTTGTTCTTCTTTTTAGTTTGAGTTTTTGGATTTTTATCATGGTCCTTTTTCTCATTCTTTTCCCTTTTTCAGATTGTCCGTTTTGTTTATGATTTGCGGGTTTTTTACACCAATGGTGTTTTCCCGCCTTTTTTGGATGATTCGGC